CTTCGCGGATCGGGTATGTGCCGTATTATGGGCCAGATGTTGCGGCGATGACGCCAATGCAAATGTCGGCCATGCGTGGCACAAATCAGGCGGCGGGCGCGTTTGGTATGCCGACTGCCAATCTGTCACAGGGAATGCCGCAAGCGCAAAACTTTGGTGGCATCATGGGTTATTCGTCGGGGCCTGGATTTGACGCGGCGATGCGGGAGTTGCAACAGCGCAGACCAGGACAGTCTCAGGCATTGTCGGCGCAATTCATCAATCCGAAGGGCAAAAAGAAATGAGCCAACCAGCGGGTGGCGGCGGGCGTCAGGCCACGATGGGGCCGGTGCGGGGCCAAAACGTCATGCAGAGTTCTGCAAACCTGTATAACCTAGCGGCGGCAGGCCCGAACATCAATCAATTCATGAACCCCTACACGCGGCAGGTGGTCAACACGTCGATGCAGGACCTTGAGCGCCAGCGCCAGATGCAACAGTCGCAAATGGGCGCGGCGGCGACGGCGGCGGGTGCGTTTGGCGGATCGCGGCATGGCATTGCTCAGGCCGAGACAAACCGGGCGTTTGCGGATCAAGGCGCGCAGATGGCGGCGGGCTTGCGGTCGCAGGGCTTCAACACTGCGCTAGGAGCGGCGCAACAGCAGCAAGGTATCCAGTCTCAGCTTGCGGGGCAGGGCTTCAATTTCGGTCAGGCTATCACAAACCAGCAGATGCAACAGGGGACGCAACAGCAGCAGATGTTGCAGGCTCTGATTGACGCCCAGCGCGGGCAGTTTCAGGGCGCGGCCAATGCCCCGGCGAATGCGCTGCAACAGCTTATCGCGGGCTTGCAGGGGTCGAACCTTGGGCAGAAAACGGAAACGCAAATCTACCAGCCCGGACCTCTATCGTGGCTGCAAGCGGCAACGCAAATGTGGCCTAAAGCGTAGGGGCTGACCAGATGGTTCCGGAGCCTTCCGCCAATGTGCTTTTCAACATGGGGCCAAAGCGGCCTAATCGGCCCGATCCGCGCGTGGTCACGGGCTTGCAGGCTTTGGCGGCAAGCGTTCTTGGACCCGGCGCTACGGTTCAAATCACGTCCGGCATGGGCGAATACGGATCGCCCCGTCATCGTGGCGGATTGGCGGCGGATGCGACGTTTCTTGACCCGCAAGGCAGCCCCGTCACCATTAGTGACCCGAGAATGCGGCAACTTGCGCTGGCCGCGCCGCAATACGGGTTTTTGGGTTTCGGCGCGGGCGAAGAATACATGGGCAATACCAGCGTCCATTTGGACATGTTTCCCCATGAGCAATACAGCCCGGACATGGCCCCGACATGGGGATCGTTCGGGCGCGGGATCAGGGATGAGTTTGTCTCCGCCATATCCGGGCGTCCCGTGACACCGGCACAGACTTCATCGCAGGGGGCACCGATGGCGGGGCTAATGGACACGGGCCGGGTATCGGCGCAGAACACTCCTTCGGCGGGGCTTATGGGAATGTCGCCAGAGCCTCAGGGTTTCCGCGAGCGGCTTATGCGGGACGTGCGCAGCGGCGAGTTTGCGGACAACCTGACCTTGGCGCTTAACAGCCTTCGCATGAGGCCGGATCAAGGGCTGGCCGATATGGTCATGCAGCGTCAGGAACAGCGGGCGCAGGAGCGGCAGGCGAACCGGACGTCGGAATGGCTGGCGTCCATCGGGCGGACTGATCTGGCGGAAGCGGTTGCATCCGGGTTTATTGATGCCAGGACTGCGGCGGTCACGGCTATGACGCCGCAACCCGAGCCTTTGCCGGTCGAGGGCAAGGTGGTCGGCAATAACCTTGTCGATCCTTATACCGGGCGCGTCATTTACGAAGGGCCGCAAGATACCGAGCCGAATGCCGCCGAGCGCGACATTGCCTTGCTGCAAGAGATTGGCCTTTCCCGCGATGAGGCTATCAGGGTTACGCAGCTTTATGCAACGTCGCGCGACCCGATTACTGGAGAAGTGACGTTGATTGACAAATCAACTGCGCTTCCGGTCAATATCAATGGTCAGCCTGCCGCCCCTGTTGCGCCGACCGATGGTGCTGTTTCGACGGAAACGCCTTTGCCGGAAGGAACGGATATTTATCCGAATGCCACAAGAGCGTTTGGTGGCCCGGGCGCTTTGCGTTCTTTGGCAAATACCGCAGCAGGTATGGTAGGGGCGCCTCCGCCGTTCCGTGCCGTTCAACAGGTAATAGCGCAAGTAAACGTTTTGCGAGAAAGCCTTCTTGGGGGGATGGCAATGGCTTATCAAAGGCAGCCTAACGACCACCTTATGCGGCGCATTTACGAATTGACGCCAGCACCGGGCAGTTTCTTTGAAAGCACGTCTGAGGCCGTATCCAAGTTAAGCGCTCTTGCAAATGAGTTTAATACCGAGCTTGCTTTGGCAAGGCGCGCGCTTTCAAGTAACTTAAGCCCTGCAATGCGATTGGAAAATGAAATCATTGTCCGCGAACTGGAAAGCGGGCTAGTGCAGATTAACCAATTGCGCGATGCGTTGTCGGCGCAGGGCGATACCGGCGGCGAACAAAGCATTGAGGACCGCTTGCGGGCATATGAGTAGGTAAGGCATGGAAACCGAACTGCAAAGGCTAGAGCGGGCTTTCCTCGAAGCGGACAGGCGCGCGCAACAGGGCGATGAAACTGCAAAGCAGGACGCGGCGTTGTTTGCGCAAGAAATTCGCCGCTTGCAGGCTCAGACGCAAGACCCCGAATATATGTCGCGGATCAATCGCGGCATCGCTGGCGGGCTTGGCGCTCCTGTTGACATTGTGGCTGGTTTGCTTTCGCCGCTGGGCGTTCCGCGTGATGCTTTGGGGGGGTCCGAAAGCATAGCGCGAGGCATGGAGGCCATTGGCATTCCTGTGGCGCAAGACGCTCCGCAAGGGCTTTGGGAAAATCTGGCGCAAGGGGCTGGGGAGGGCGCGGGATTTTTGTTGCCGATGGGCGCAGTTGCTAAAGGTGTGCAGTCCGCTGGCGGGGTTGCTGCGGGCGTGGGCCGCACACTTATGGAACCTTTTCTAAGGGCACCTGTCAGGGCTACCGCCGCCGAAATGGCAGGAGGCGCAGGCGCTTTGGCGGGGGCAAATCTGGCCGTCGAAAATGCGCCCGCAGGGTTTGAGCCTTATGCGGGCCTTTTGGGCGCAATCGCGGGCGGCGCGGCTGGCGCTGCAACGCCTGATCTGCACCCGGTTACGGTCATCGGACGGGCGGGGGCGCGGTGGGTTGGGCGCACGATTTTCCCTTTTACCGAGGCAGGCGGCAAAATACGGGCGCGAGAGCGTGTGCAGTCTCTTGCCGCAAATCCGCAAGAACAAGCGCAAGCTTTGGCCGAAGCCCCGATCAGTGGCATTTCGCCTGCCGCGCAAACCGGAGACCCGAACCTGATTGCTTTGGAGCGGGCAATTCTGTCGCGCAACCCGGCTCTGCGCGATGAGTTCGAGCGGCGGCAAAGAGAAGCGTCTAGGACGCTTACAGAGGCCGCTAGAAGCCCCGCAGAGGGGTTTGAGATGTCCGACACGCGGCGGTTCATTGAAGCCCGTAGGGGCGATTTTATCGCCGGTCTGAAGGACAGGGTAGATCAGGCGCGGAGACAGGCGACAGAGGCTATCCAGGCATTGACGCCGGAGCGAGCACCTGGGGAAAACTCGACAATTGTCCGGCAAGAGTTGCAACGGGCTTACAATGAAGGCGCGTCGTTAGAAAACGATCTGTGGCGCGCGATTGATGAAAATGTGAAGGTCGGGACTTCAACAGCGCGACGGGCTTTTGCCGACATTGACGAGCGCACCGCCCAAGCATTGAAGGGAACGATTTACGCAGACGCGCGGCGCTTTCTCGGGCCGCAGGGCGCATTTTCTGAGGCCGAAAGCGTCAGAGAGATGCGCGGCCTTTATAGCGCGCTGCGGCGTGATGCTCGGGAGGCCATCGCTGGACCCGTGCCAGATGAAACGCGGGCGCGTAACAGCAACCTTTTGGCGGAAGCCATTTGGGAAGATTTGACCGATGTTGTCGGCCCGGTGCAGCCCGAGATTGTCGCGCAATTGCAGGAAGCGCGGGAATACAGCCGCGTTTTCAACGATACGTTCAACCGTGGGTCTGTCGGGCAAATCCTGTCGCAAACCAGAACAGGCGCAGAGCGCGTTGCGCCGGAAATGACGCTCGGCACTAGCGTTGGCACTGGTCAAACGTCCGGCGCGGTTGCGTCACGGCAAATCAGAGAGGCGGTCGATTTTCCGCAATTGGGCGCTGAGGGCCGCAGGACCGGCGTTGAAACAACGACCCGGGCCGTCGAGGACTTTTTGCGTGAGGGCCTTCGCCGGAGCGCAGCACCGGGTGGAGCAGATTTGCGGCTTGGCCCAGCAACGGAGTTCCAAGCGAGAAATCAGGAAATCCTTGCGCAATACCCCGTCTTGTCGCGTCAATTGGACGAAGCATTGCGGCGAATGCGTGAGTCTGAAAATATGGCGCAAAAGACGCAGGGGCGGGTGGCCGCTTTAAGCGATCCGCGTAGATCGGCGGGCGCTGCGCTAGAGGCATCGCGCTACGGTGCGGAAATCGAAAGGTCCATTTTTGGTGCGCAAAACCCGGTTCAAGCTGCGCGTGAAATTGCAAGACAAGCGGCCCGTGACACTACGGGCGCGGCTTCTCGCGGCCTTAAGGGTGGTTTTGTTGATTACGTGATTTCGCAAGCCCGCACCGGAGCCGCTGATATCGAGGGTGGGCCTGTTATTTCTGGCAACAGGTTTGTCGGCTTCCTGCGAGATCGGAAAAATCTTGGCGTTGCCTTGTCAATCCTGGATCGGGGCGAATATGACCGGTTGCAGCAAATTGGCCGCGAGTTTCAGGCTATTGAAGCGGCACGTTCCGGCAGGGAATTGACCGCGCCAATGGAAGATTTGCCTAGTCGCGCAATTTCGTTTATTGCCGGGACATTGGCGGCAAGAGCGGGCGCGCAGCTTGGGCAAGGCACGTCGGGGGCTTCTTTGCGGACTGCAAACCTTGCGGTCAAGACGCTTAATGCGGTTTTGGGCAGGCTGACAAACGACAAGGCCGAGGCGCTTTTGCGCGATGCAATTCAAGATCGGGACTTGTTCCGGGCGCTTCTCATGCCGATTAATAGCCCATCGCAAGCGCGCAATCTGGAAAGGCAACTTTCCGCATGGCAGGCCGGCGCAATTGTCGGAACGACTGCAACATTGGCTACCAGAGACGAGGAACCGCGCTAATGGAACCGACTGACGATCTGGCGCTTATCCTGACCGAGGTGGAGGTCACGGCGGAACCGGAGCCGGAGAGCGCGTTCCAGCCCATGAGCGAGGACGATATTGAAAGCATCGTCGCCAGCGCGGTAGATGACGCTATCGACTTCATTTCGTCGGATATCACGGAACGCCGGATCAAGGCGCAGCGCTATTTCAACGGCGAGGTCGATATCGGTTTTGAGCCGGATCGAAGCCGGGTGGTGGCGACCAAGTGCCGAGACATTGTGCGGGCGGTCAAGCCGTCTATTCAGCGCGTATTCATGTCTGCCGAAAGGCCGGTGGAGTTTATCCCATCCGGTCCTGAGGACGTGGCGTCGATGGAACAGGCCAGCACCTACGCCGCTGCCAAGTTTCGCCAGCATAACGGATACAAAATCCTGCGGGACGTGGCCCATGACGCGCTGGTAAGCATCACGGGCTTCACGAAAGCCTATTGGGCCGAATATGACCAGCCGAAGGTGTATAGCTTCACCGCTCTGGACGATATGCAGTTCCAGATGATCCTTGACGCGCCCGGGGTCGAGATTGTCGCCCATGCCGAGCGCCCGGACGAAGAAACCATCCGCGTCATGCAGGAACAGGTCGAGCAGGCCGCGATGATGGCGCAGCAGATGGCGCAAGCGGGCCAGCCTGTTGACCCGGCGCAGCTTCCGACCATGCCCGAGGTCCTGCCGATGCTGCACGATGTTCGGATCATGCGGCGGGAAACGGAAGGCAAGCTGTGCATTGAAACCGTGCCGCCCGAGGAGTTCTTTGTGGACGCCAACGCGCGATCGGACGAGGATTTCTACGTCATCGGGCATCGCACCGAAATGCGGGTGGCGGATGTCATCGCGCTGGGCGTTGACGAGGCGGCGGCGCTGGAATTGGACCTTGACGCGGGGACCGATGTCCAGAGCCAAGAGGAAGAAATCCGGCGCGGGTATCCGGTCGATGAATATGAGGACCAAAGCAGCCGCGATCCGTCCATGCGCAAGGTGACGGTGACGGAAGCTTATATGCGGATGGACGTTGACGGGACAGGGACGCCAATCCTGCACAAGTTTCTCCTCGGGGGATCGGCCAACAAGCTGCTATCCTATGAGCCTGTTGACGACCATCCCTTTGCATCCTGGCATGTGGACCCGGAGCCGCATACGTTCTTTGGTCGCAGCCTTGTCGAGCTTATCACGCAAGATCAGGACGCGGCGACTTCGATCATTCGGAGCATTCTGGACAACGTGCATCTGACTAACAACCCCCGTTTGGAGGTTGTGCATAGTCAGGTCGAAATGGACGATGTTCTAAACAACGAAATCGGCGGCATTGTCCGGGTGAACGCTCCGGGGATGGTGCGGGATATCGCCGTTCCTTTCGTGGCGGCGCAGACCCTGCCCGCGTTGCAGTATCTTGACGACATGGTAGAGGTCAAGACGGGCGTCACGCGGGCCAGCATGGGGCTGGACCCGGATGCGCTGCAATCGACCACGCGGGCGGCTGTTACGGCCACTGTGAGCGCCGGAGCGGGGCAGGTAGAGGTTATGGTGAGCAACCTTGCCCATACCGGGATGCGGCGGCTGTTTAAGCAAATCCTGAAACTCATGTCGCGGCATTCGACGCGGGCCGAGATGATGCGAGTGAACGGCTCTTATGTGCCGATGGACCCGCGCGTTTGGGATAGCGATCTGGACGCGACGGTGAATGTCGGATTGGGCACCGGGCGGGAGGATCAAAAGAATGCGATCCTCGGGCAGGTCATGCAAATCCAGTTGCAGGCAATCCAGACCTACGGGCCGATGAATCCTCTGGCCGGGATTGACCAATTGCGCAATACGCTGGCCGACATGATGGCGTTGAACGGCATTCCGAATGCGGATCGGTATTTCTCGCCGCCGCAACCGCCCATGCCGCCTGCCCCGGAAGCCCCGCCGCAAGGCGATCCGGCACAGGCGATGGTGGAGGCCGAGACGATCAAAGCGCAAGCGAAACTGGCCAGCGATAGCCAGAAAATGCAGGTTGAAATGCAGAAGATGCAAATGCATGACGACCTGGCCCGTGACAAGATGTTGCAGGATTTGATGATCGAGGACGCAAAGCTGAATAAGGCTGTCGATACCGAGGCAATCAGGACTGCACAGGGTGCGGCGCGGCAATTCATGGGTGGTGCGTAATGGACGTTATGCATCGCGCACAACGGGCGCAGGCAATAATCAACGATCCTGTTTTCGTTGAAGCCTTTAATGTGGTATTAAGTAATCAGACTGCGGTGTTTGCCAGTTCGGAAAGCAGCGAAAGTCAGATCATGGAAGCGCATCGGATGGTCCGGGCGCTAAAGGCGGTCAGGGATCAAATCCAGTCTGCAATTGTGGACGGGAAAATCTTTGAGCGCCGATTGGAAAAGGAAAAGCAGCACCGTGGATGACACGACTGCCGATGTAGTGAGCCTCATTCTTGAGGGTCAGCCCGAGGTTACGGAAGAAACCCCGGAGGAAGAAACCATTGTGTCCGAGCAGTCCGAAGAGGACGACGCAGACGACGCAGAGGAAACGGAAGAAGAGACTGAGGAGGCCGACGAAGCCGAGGAAGCCGACGAAAAGGACGATGCCGTGCAGATGTTCACCGTAAAGGTGGACGGACGCGAACAGCAGGTTCCTCTTGACGAGCTACTCCGGGGGTATTCAGGGCAGGCTTTCATTCAGAAGGGTATGGCCGAGGTTGCTGAGACCAGAAAGCAGGTCAGGCAGGAACTCGAAAGTATCCAGGCCCATCGCCAGCAGCTTTTGCAGGTGGCCGAGATGATGCAGGCGGGCAGTTTCCCGTTGCAGCCTCCTAAGCCGCCTGACGAGCGTCTTAAGCAAACCGATCCTTTTGCCCATATGGAGCAAACGACGAATTACCTCTTGCAGCTACAGCAGTATCAGCAGGCGCAGGCGGCGATGCAGGAATTGCAATCGCGCCAAACCGCTGACCAGATGGCGCAGCATGAGGCGTATCGCGCGGAGCAATACCAGCTTCTATTGCAGGCGCTTCCGACCTTGTCCGACCCTGAAAAGAAGGCACAAGTCGAAAGCAGAATGCGAGAAGTCGGGCAAAATTACTACGGGTTTGAACCGGAGGAATTGGCTTCTTTGACCGACGCGCGGATGTATCGTGTTCTGCACGATGCGGCGCGATATCGGCAAATCATGGAAGGCAAGGCGGCTCCGGTCGTTAGCCAGAAACCCAAGACGGCGGTTGTGAAACCGGGCGTCAAGGTGGGCGGCAACGTGACCAAGACGAGGGCTGTAGCGGCGGCGAGGGCGAAAGCGAAAGAGACCGGGGACCTTGTTCCCTGGCTGTTAACCCCCTCATAAAGGACAACGGCAATGACTGCCAATGCGAACGCCAACCTGACGTATAACGTCAGCACCATCCGCGAGGATCTTCAGGAAGCCTATGTCTTTCTGGACAACATCCTTGATACGCCGCTGCAATCCTCGATTGGCCGTGGCACTACGAAGAACCGCTACTTTGAATGGGTAGAGGTGAACCTTGCCGCGCCGAACCTGACCAACCGGGTTATTGAAGGCGAAAACGACCCCGGCAACGACGCGCCGACCAATGGCGTCCGTCTGGCCAACTACACGCAGATTTCGGACATGATTGCCGAGGTTTCTTCGACTGCCGAGTCGGTCGATGGCGCTGGCAACATTCAGGCGATGGCCAAGCAGATCGACCTGAAAATGAAGGAACTG